TGGCGCATGGGTTTTATTTTTGGAAAGCAAAGGCGGAAAACCTTCACAAATTCGGACAGGATAACAAAATCACAATGTCCGGGAACGATGATCCTTCCGGATCCGATTTTGACGGCGGATCCGTCGGATAGATAACAAAGAGTGAACAAAAAGGGAAAGGATGTGAAAACATGGATCAAACAATGGTCGAGATCTTGAAACTTGTCATCATGGCGGCGGCGTGTCTGATCGCCTATACAATCAGGGCGGATGTCATTCCGTTCATCCGTCAGAAAATGACGGCGGAACAGTTCAAGGCAGCGCAGGAAATGGCGGAAATGTTCGTCTATATGGCGCAGCAATGCTTCGGCGACAAGTCCGGCGCAGAACGAAAGAAAATCGTCAGGGACGCGTTGTCGTCCGCGCTTGAACAATGCAACATCAACCTGACAGATCAGTTCATCGACGACATGATCGAAGCGGCGGTCAAAGGAATGAAGATCGCCGAATCAGGGAACCAGAAGGAAAGCAACTGAAAGGATGTGAAAGCATGGCAACAGCAACACAACAGAAGGCGTTCATAATGCAGATCGCGCCCCTGATCGTCAAGTATGCAAAGGCGAACGGGTACAAATGCGCGTCAGCAGCAATCGCGCAGGCGTGTCTTGAATCTGGTTATGGACTGTCGTCCCTTGCGGCGAAGTATCATAATTATTTCGGCTTGAAATGTGGTTCAGCGTGGAAGGGCGCGTCCGTTAATATGCGAACAATGGAAGAATACAAAACGGGCGTCCTGACGGCGATCAAGGACAATTTCAGGGCATACGCCAACATGGAAGAAGGCGTGAAAGGATATTATGATTTCATAGCATATTCCAGATATAAGGCGGTCAAAGGTTGCGCGGATCCGGAATCATATCTGAAAGCGATCAAGGCGGAGGGATATGCGACGTCATCGACATACGTCCAGAACAACCTTCGCGTCGTGTGGGCGCATAACCTGACCGAATGGGACGCCGCCCTGAATGGCGGCAATATGCCGACATCGGACACAGGCGTCGGGCAGGCTTCAAACGCGCCGGAATATGAGATCGGCAAGATATACACCTGTCAGGTCGAATTGAATGTCAGGACGGGAGCCGGAACGGGCAGCAGGAAAAAGACACACGCCGAACTGACGGCGGACGCAAAGAAGAACGACAAAGACAAGGACGGCGCGATCGACAGATACACAAAAGTGACTGTTCTTGACATCCAGAAAGACGGATCCGACATCTGGATCAGAATTCCGTCCGGTTGGATCGCCGGATATTGGAAGGGGAACCGTTACGTCGCATAAAGCGGCGCGGAAATACAAAAGAAAGGGGGATCCAGTCCGCAAGAAAGGCGCGGGCGGTAACTATCAACATTTACTTTCTTTTGGTCGAATATAAAGGATAATCATATCACGGATGAAAGGCGACTGTCAAAAAACAGTCGCTTTTCTTATGGGTTTATGTTAGAATATCCCACGATATCACAAAAAGAAAAGAGGATCAAACCATGTCAGGATTCAATGATGAAATAAAGGAAATAATCGACGGAATGGATCTGAACAGTCCGCCGCCGGAAAATGAACCATATCGTCAGTATTGGTTCATTAAAAAATGCCGGGAAATAGTAAAAAAGAAATCGGACGAAATCGGTCGCCCCTTGTCTGCGTGTACGGTCACCATGGGGTGTCAAATGAATACTGAACACGGGAAACGAAAAGCCGCTAAAACAGCGGCTTTTTCTTATGGTGTAGTTTTTGGGGATGAAAGGGAAAGAAAAAGGGGACGGATCAGTCCTTCAGGACGAACCGGTTCCGAAGCCCGTTCTTGAATACAATTTCAACCGGGTATGATTCACGGATGACAATATGATCGATTATCAGATTGACAAAGTTCTTTAGGACGGATTTTTCAACAGCAGCCGCAAAATCCGAATAAACAATATGATCGGATCCCTGCAGGCGGTAAGACAAGAGGAACGACGACGCGGAATTGACGAAGGACAGTTCCGTCGCTTCTGAATACGATTCATCGGTCAGGGCGTCCGCGATCTTATTATTGACCGCCGTCAACTGTTCTGTCAGATCCTGCCGCGTCGAAAGATATTCGGATTCAGGAAGGGCGTTGTCGTCGAACAAATACGCCTTTTTGAGCCGGTCAAGGGCGCGGGATAGCCTGGACGCTTCCGCCCGAAGTCCTGACAGTTCGGTTTCATCCTTTTGACCGCGATCCGGGGGCGTCGGGATGTATGACAGACCTTTTGACGGCGCGATCGTTCCCCTGATCGCCTGATATACGACATCCAGATCCGCCGGATCGATATTCCGGATCCGGTCGAATTCTTCCCCGGACAACAATATCCGTTCGACATCCGCCGGGGACTTTATCAGGGCGCGGGATTTCGTCGCCTGAACCAGATTCCGAACGTAATTGAACACGAACGCACCGATCAGGACGTCGGAACAATACGCCGCGTCGCAGGAACGGTACACGCGCCGATTCGTGCAAACATAAAGGGACGGTTGAAATCCGTTCAGACGCTTTTTGTCGAGTGTCGAAACCTGAAAGGACGCCCCGCATTTTTCGCAAGTCAAAAGTCCGTTCGTGAATATGTGGACGCGTTTCTTGACGTGGGGATTGTGGGCGATCGTTTTTCCGTTCTCTTTTATCACGGCGTTGACACGTTCCCACAGATCCGGATCCACAAGCGGCGGGAACACACCCGGAACATAGACGACTTCGTTGTCAGGTTTCTTCTGTCCCCGCGCGGATCCGCGATAATTATATCTGTAATCGCCTTTATTCATGGGATTTTTCAGGAAGTTCAGGATCGTTGATGTCGTCCATTTTCCGCCGCGCTTCGTCTGGATGTCGTGTTCATAACAATAATCGCGAACCTTCGCCGTCGAATGGGTTTCATCATATACGCGATAAAGCGTCCGCGCCTTTTCTGATTCAACCGGATCATGTTCCGGGAATTCTGTTTCCGCGTTCCATTTCCACCCGTAAGGCATACGCGCCCCGTTCCATTTCCCGGACATTGCGCGGTCGATCATCACGCCCGTGACGCGTTCGGATGTCAGTTTCCGTTCCAGTTCAGCAAAAACAAGGATGATCTTCAGAACGGCTTCGCCGATTGCGGTTGACGTGTCAAATTGTTCATTCAAGGAAATGAACGTGACGCGGTATTTCTTGAATTCGTCATACATCATCGAAAAGTCGATCAGATTCCGGGATATTCGGTCGATCTTATAAACGACGACGTGGGACACTTCCCCGGCGCGGATCTTTTTCATCATCCGCAAGAACGCGGGGCGGTCGGTATTTTTGCCGGATTTCCCCGCGTCCTGAAACAGTTCCGTGTTTTCGGCGTGTAAAATATGTTTACAATATGCCGTCAGTTCCTTTTTCTGGAACGGAAGGGAATCCTTGTCGATCTGATATCCGGTCGAAACGCGGGTATATAATGCGACAATCTTTTTCTTTTCATTCATGGCTTGATCCTTTTCTGATATTAGTTCATATTCTGGCAGCAGGACGCGACAACAACGTCGTCAAAATCAGACAGATCGGACACGTCACGGATTGAAGCCTTCCAGAACCGCGCCTGTTTGTTCTTTTGAGCAGAAAAACGCGGATCATTCGGCGAAATATCCAGTCCCCACACGGCGACGGATATCCACCGGGCGCGGGGCGTGTACTTAAAACGCAGGAAATCATTATCCCCGACACACAAAGACAGATATTCGTCCGCCCGTCGTTCAAGCGTGACAGGGGCAGCGGGGGCGGATTTCCCTATAATCTGGATGAAATGATCCGCGATCGCCTTGTCGTCGTCTGTCAGGTTCAATTCCTTGTCAAATTGTGATTTCACAACCGCTTCGCCTTTTCTGGAATCAAATTCGATAGAAATTCCGTTCATTTTTACACCTTCCTTCCTTGAAAAAATATTATTGATCTTTTATACCGACGGAACGAAGAATCAAAGACCGTTCAGCAGGGGACAGTTCCCGGAACCTGACGATCAGTTCATGTTCAATTCCATTCAATAACAATGTCGTGTGATCTTCGCGCCCGATCAGATAATCCGTGTCAACATTGAAAAAGTCGGCGATCATTTCGAGCGTTTCAAAACCGGGTTCCCGGACGCCGCGTTCCCATTGCGACACGGCTTGTTTTGTCAGTTCCAGACGCGCGGATAATTCTTCCTGCGTCAACTGACGTTCTTTTCGCAGTTCTCGAAGCCTTTTTGCAAATTTCGATCTATCCATATTTCAGAATCCTTCCTGTTAAATAATCGGCGCGTTTACTTGTATTATAAACGAACTGATTATAAAAATAAACAAAAAGATTATTTTTTTCTTGACATCGAAATTATGAATCATTAAGATAGTAAACAGATAGATTATTTTTGAACGCCGTCAAAGGTTTCAGGAAAGGAGAGAACGACAATGAATGAATCTATCAATGCAAAAGAAACAGGAGAACGTCTGCGTCAGTTAAGAGCAGACCGCCGTCAGGCAGAAGTCGCGGAAGCCGTCGGCGTGTCAACTATGGCGATTTCACAGTATGAAACCGGAAAAAGGATCCCGCAGGATAAAGTGAAGGTTAAACTTGCGCGATATTTCGGTCAATCCGTGGAATCACTTTTTTTTAGTCAAAAAGTAAACAGATAGATTATTTCAAAAAAAGGAGAATCAGACCATGAACGAAGAAAAGGATGTCCGGATCTGTCCGGTATGCGAAAAGGAAGTCGATCGGGCGGATATGCAATTCACAAAAGACTGTCACGGAATAACGTTCCGCCTTGTCTGCTTCAAATGCTATTCGCGGCTTATGGCGAAGGGTTACGACGGGGAATATTACGACGAACGCGACGAACAGATCGAAGCGGACTATTAGAAAGGAGATCCAGACGATGACAAGAGAATATTTCGATCCATATCCCGGCAGGATATACAAGAACAACGGCGGCGGTCAATTTATCTGCATAGCAGCAGGGGACGACGTACATTCGGCAGTCATGAAAAACATTGAATCCGGGTGGACGTTCACGGCGAACGGGATCGGGATCTATGAGGACGGGACGATCGACTGGGATTATTCGACGGGCGGATATTTTGACAGCCTGAAAGACTGGGAACAGCGGGTGAAAGTATTAAACCGCGCCGTGAACACATTCGGCAAAAACGCACAGGTTGACATGATGATCGAAGAAATGTCGGAACTGACGAAGGCACTTCTGAACGAACGCCGGGGACGCGCGAACAATATCGCCGAGGAAATCGCCGACGTGAAAATCGTTCTTGAACAAATGGAAATCATATTCCAGAACGGGGAAGAAGTGAACGAGATCGTCCGGCAAAAGACGAAACGCCTTGACAAGATTCTTCAGGACATGGGCGAATGACAAGGATCAAAGCAATTCCGGGGATCATGTGGGCGTCTGACATCCTGACAGGTCAGAAACCGATCCCGGAACAGAACGGGGAACAGTCAGGAAATGGCAGCGGGAAAGGATTCAAGGATATATTCGATCGCGCTTGTCAGAATTTGAAAGGATCAAACCATGAACGAACAGGAACAGACAGATCAGGCAGCGGAAACAACAAGGAACAACAATCCGATCGAAATCTGCTATCAGACGAACCGGGACACGGCGGAATATTGCCTGCGGATCCTGAACTGGTTCTTCGATCAGAATCCGGATCATTATCTGGTACAACGCCCGCGCGTCGTCTATGACAGCGACGGGAACGAAAAGAAGTCTGTCAGATATCAGATCAGACAAAAGGAACAGCCGCAGGAACCGGCAAAAGAACCGCCGGGGCAGCAGGCGCAGGAATCAAACCAAACAGGAAAGGAACAAAGCAATGAATCAGGCACTATTCAGCAGTAAAACGGATCAATGGGCGACGCCGCAGGACTTTTTCGACGAACTGGATCGGGAATTTCATTTTGACCTTGATCCATGCGCGGACGAACAGAACCACAAGGCGGAAATGTATTTCACGAAAGAGGATGACGGACTGTCGAAAGACTGGTCGGGACATCGCGTTTTCTGTAATCCGCCGTATGGACGCGCGATCGGGAAATGGGTTGAAAAGTCATTCAGGGAAGGCACGAAGGACGACACACTTGTCGTTATGCTGATCCCGGCAAGGACGGACACACGTTATTTTCACGACTACATCCTGCACCGTTCGGAAATCAGG